AGGTCTTCGTCATCGTCATCTTTTTCATAATAACTCTTTTGCCATGTTCTTGGTGGATTTTTGTATTTGCTTTTATTGTATCCATCAGGTGCAATCATTTCTTCTGCGGTATGCATTTTATCCACACTTATATATCTAGATGTTATTTTGTCAAAAGACAAGGCACAATCCCCAATAGAACCCACCCAAGCAAATCTACATTTCCATATCATAATTTGGCTCATGCTTGATCCTGACGGATTAGGTCTATGAACTGTCATTCCTATATCAGCTTTCGCAAACCAAGATGCACTCCCTGATATATCGTATCCCTTTGGTGGTGGTATAGTGCCATCATCTCTTCGCACCATCTTTGTTGGATGAGCGACAAACCAAATATGTATCCCATGTGCCTGAGCAAAAACCCTAAGTTTTGTCAGCATATCAGATATCCAATCTGTTTCTGATGTTGTGGTATCTCTTGATATATAATTATAAGGATCAATTACCACTCCCCTAATCCCGTGCCTCATAACTGCCACTTTCATTCTTTCTAAAATACTATCCAAAGACGATAAACTGCCATCTGCTTGATACAAAAAAGAAAAATGATCTTGGACAAACTTTTTCCCATTAGCCAAATCTTCTTGAGTAATCTTTGGTGTTATACCATCAAAGAATGGTTTGCCTATGTACTTACTAATCAGCTTTGCTATGTGTATTCTAGGCTCGTTTTCAAAAGAGCATATACCAAACTTCCATCCTTTTTCTTGTGCTATGTTTACCATGATCTGATCAACAAATTCAGATTTACCACTTGATGGATGCCCCGTAACTACGGACAACTGCCCCTCTACAACTGTATATAATTCGTCTACTTCTTCATATCCAGTTGATACACCTGAGCCAATCCCTTTTTCATAAATATCATCGACCTCATCATAAAAATGTGATGCATCGTACAATCCCGAAACTGGGTACGGAACTGGATTAGATGCCAAATCATCTAACTTTTGCCTACCATATTTAACTAAAACTTCGTTGGCATCTTTGCAATCGTCAGGATATTCTATCTTGTAGCACCTATCCTTGCCAACTCTCCTAGCTATCTCTTCAGCCATAGCTTGACCTGATTTATCGCTATCCATAGCTATTACAACTTTATCACATAGATCTAATTTCTTTTTGGCATTCCAAATAAATTTAAACTTGCCATCCTCATGTGCATCTATCTTGCCATCCACAACTTTCATAACTGCCCCATGCGGTATAGATACAACAGACTTGTATCCAACTTCCATGAAAGACAGACAATCCATCTCTCCCTCACAGATTATTACCCAATCATTAGTTTCAACATTGTCTATGTTGTAAAAGTTTACCGCTGAACCCTGAGATGAAAATCCTTTGTTAGGAAAAGACCTCATCTTTGCAAATTCTGTATTGCCATTATTTGTGTATGGAAAAACTATACAAGGCATCTCTTTTTTCTCAGAAGCTATGTATTGCTTTGCATATTTTAAACCCCCTAATTTTGCCGTATTCTCGGATATTCCCCTACTTTTTAAATATTTTATACTGTCTGTATTTGCTGATAAATCTGACCAATTCTTGTTTACAGCGACCAATGGCTCTCTCCTTATTAGCTTAAAATTATTATCATTAAATCGTATTGAGCCATTCTCAGTACAATGCCAACAATTATAGACTATTACATCATTGTCTATTTTTAATGATAATGTTTTTTGATCTTTTTTCTTTCTGTTTGGACTACAAAAAGGGCAGTTAATTTTGTGCTGACCACTACCTAGTCTGAGGGCTTTTGCCCTAATATTTGATTTAAGTTCCATGTTTTCTCCTACGCAATGCGGAAAAGATAATGCCATAAAAAATCCTAGTCAACGAAAAAAAATATTATTTTTATAAGTTTAAAAAACAATAAGTTGTTCTGCGAGACCCCCTTTTTTCTACAACCAATGTAAAAGTTAATTTTAACTTCCACTAGTATTACTAGTTATAACTAGTATATATATTATATATATTTATAACTAGTATTGTTATAACTAGTGGAACAAACTTCTGTTTTGAATTACCCTCTTTAACCTCTCTCCCAAGTACCTAGCGACAACGGGTTTGCTAGTGGCTATTTTATGTAGGTGAGGTTTTATTTTGCTTGAATTTAACTCTGCCATGTCGCAGACATCTATAAAATCTTGGGTGGCAATCCATTGTGCCACAGATAGCTTTTGCTTTGGGCTACCTAAATACAAATCAGAAATCGCTTGGCACATCACATATTTCCAAAGGCGACACTCTGACATGAGTTCTAGGTCTCTCTCTGTCCAACCCCCAATACACGACCTTTTGCTTGACTTGTCTGTCATTAACATAAATTTTCCCTTGCATACAATCTAGCACCACACTCTCATCCAGATCGGGTCTCCTAGATGCATAATATATAATTAACTCTACTTTTACGTCATTATCAATAAGATTTTCTAATTGTGGGCATTGTTGGGCAAATATCTTTTCGTAGTTCCTAGCTTTTTCTGATTTAATTAGTGCGGGTCTTTTGCCAAAAGTAACTATTTTTCTAGAGTTTGACTTACTCGCTGGTTCGCCATCTATAATAAAATTTATTTTTTTTTGGGATTTAGTTGACATATTTGGGCTTTCCTATTATCTATAAAAATGCGTAAGGAGAAAATTACATGAAAATAACCAATAATTTTGGTATGCCACAACCTTTTGTGGACTTTGCCATAAACGACAAATACAGTAAAGGTAAAGCTGACATATCTGTCACTACCTTGATAGATAGCCCCAAGATAAGACTGATGAAAGAAAAGCACGACCACGAAATAGAGGTTGATGCAGTTGATATGGTTTGGGCATTGTTTGGTACTGCGGTGCATTCTGTTTTAGAAAATTCAAAACAATCTAAGAATAGCATAACTGAAGAAAGATTATATTCTGAGATTGATGGTTGGGTTTTATCAGGTGCAGTTGATAGACAAGAAACAAAAAACGATCAGATAACCATTGTTGACTATAAAGTTACATCAGTTTGGTCTGTGATATACGGAAAACCTGAGTGGGAAAATCAATTAAATTGTTATGCTTATCTAGTGGATGACAAAAACGATTGTTTGTTTACACAGAAGAAAGTGACCAACCTTAAAATATGTGCAATCCTGAGAGATTGGAACAGAAGAGATGCTGAAAGAAAAGAGGACTATCCAAAAGCACCAATAGTTTTTGTTGATATACCTTTGTGGAGTTTTGGCGACAGATTAGATTACATTAAAAAAAGAATGTCCTTGCATCAAGAGGCACAGATTTTATCTGACACACACGGAGATGTTGGTCTTTGTAGTGATGATGATATGTGGAAGAAAAATGATACATGGGCAGTAAAGAAAAAGGGTCAGAAGAGAGCCTTGAGAGTTTTGGATAGCGAGGAAGAGGCTATCAAATACATTGATTGGCATAATGAAACTGACAAAGCCTACACTAAAAAAACAGATTTAGAGATAGAATTTCGTAGTGGCGAGTACACACGATGTGGCAACTATTGTTCAGTTGCTGATTTTTGTAACCAATATAAGGAGAGGTCAAAATGAAAGAAAAAAAATCAAAGCCTAAAAAAGTAATTAGAAAAGTAAAGAGGAGCGGTGTCGTGAAACTTAAACCTAAATTAGAAAGCAAATCTAAAACAGATCGTTCTTTGATAGCTGATCATATTGCTCAAGCTACGGGAAAGGCAAAAGAAGTTAAAAGAAATATTTTTGTCAGGGCATATATGTACATTGGCAAAAAATGGAACAAATTTATTAACGATATGTTTGGTATGTAGGAGATAGAATTGAAAAGCAATATACCTGATAAGGTTGTCGAAACCTTAAAAGAAATAGGAATGACCCACCAAGAGGCGGGTTGGAATTGTCACGGAACTTATGTTCTTTTGCACAAAGCCTTAGAAAAGGTGGCAGTAAAAAGAAATATAAAGTTTGATGCCCCTCAGATATTAGAAAGCGATAGCAGTAAACGTATCGTTAGTCTTATGGTTATGGGTCACATGGGAGATAAATCTGAATGGTCTATAGGAGAGGCATCTCCATCAAATAACAAAAACAGTTATCCATATGCTATGGCAGAAAAACGAGCCAAAGACAGAGTAATACTTAAACTTGTTGGTTTGCACGGGGATGTTTATGCAGAAGACGAGGCTGATAGTTTCAAAGAAGAAAGACCTAAAGAAATAAAGGGTGGCACTATTAAAACTGAAGACAAGGATGATGTTCCCGAAGTTACATTCAAGCACTTAGATGATAAAGAAGAAATAGCTAAGGGCATAGAAATGATAAAAGAAGTTTTTATTACATTTTTACCAATACAAAACAACAGACAAGATATAGTTGGTTTTTGGAAAAATAATAAAGATGCGAGAGAGAAGTTAAAAGAACTCTCTTTAGAAGACTACGAAGAAGTAGAAACCGCTTTCAAAAAGAGAGCAGAAGAAATCGTAAATAACAAAGGAGAAAACGATGGAAAATGAAAATAAGTTTACTGCAACGGGGGCATTATTTACCGCTAAAAGCAAAAGAACTGAAAATAGTCCTGACTACTCAGGGTCTATGGAATTTGAAATGGATGTTGTGGATGATCTCATTGCACAAAAGAATGAGGGAATATCTCAACCAAAGGTAAACCTTGTTGGTTGGAAGAAAGTTGCCAAGACGGGTCTGCCATATCTCAGAATAATATCTAATGTTGAAAAAGCAAGATTGGATGCAAAAGAAGAAATTGCTGAAAAAAGAAAAGCTGACATAGAGAAAAATAATGCATCTGACGATAAGTTAGATGATGAAATACCATTCTAGGGAGATATAAATGGAAGAAGAAAAGAAAGTGCCTAACATTAGTTTTGAGGCAGTTAAGACATCTATGATGCAAGACAAAAACGGAACTAACATAAGGCTTACCATACATCCTAATGATGTGCCTCAAGATTTACATAAGGATTGGGTTGGGTCTAGGTATATGGTTGTCATGGTAAAGTTAAATGAAGACGGAACACCTGACGAAAGGGAAGAAAATGACAATAAAGAAGTCACAGAACAAAGCTGATATAAATGCTGATTACCTTACATTAGATGGTGTTGCTAGATTACTTAGTATAAGTAGGATGACACTATACAAAATAATGAATGATGAGGAATCAAAGTTTCCAAAAGGCTTTGTGATAGTCAAGTCAGATAAAAACAGATCTACTAAACTTTACAAAAGGTCTGAGGTTGTTCATTGGCTAGAAAACAAGACTCCTAGAAGTTAAGTTTAACTTATGCGACCGCTTTACGAGTCAAGATCTGACCTAACCTCAGAGAAAAAAATTATAGACTACGTTTCACAATGTTGGAACGTAGTTTATTACAAGTTACCAATATCTTATAAAATTGATTATGCATTCTATCGTATGGACACGGGTACGAGTAAATCAGCTAGTGAAAATTTAGTTGGATTTGCAGAAGTTAAGTGCAGAAATCATAAGTTTGGCACATTCCCAACGTACATAATATCTCTATCAAAGGTCATGGAAGCTAGAAGACTTGCTAGAGAAACAAACACTAAATCATTACTCATTGTGTCGTGGCTAGGTGCGTTGGCTTACTTAGATTTTTTTAGTGATCACCAAGTTAGACATGGTGGTCGATCAGACAGAAACGATTGGCAAGACCAAGAGCCTATGTGCCATTTTGATTTAAAACATTTTAAAAAAATAGGAGAAAGTAATGAAACTAGCAGATGGGTATGAAGACGCATTCATCGGTAGCAGTATAAGTGCCTTCAGTAGAAAACAAGTGGCAGTATACGATTACGACAAATGCTTATTCATCTTAGTTGATAAATATGGAATGGATGATGAAACTGCAATGGAGTGGTTTCATTTTAATGTTTTGGGTTCATGGGTAGGAGATGACACACCAATATTTATAAATACACATAAAATAGAAGATATAGAGGAGTATATTGAAGATGACAGCGATGATGAGCAAGTGGGCGAGAACTAGACATAGATTAAGAGATTATGTAAATCAAGTTAAAGTAGAAAGGGGGTGTGAAAGATGCGGGTATAATGAAAATCCTAGAAATCTACAATGGCATCATGTTTTGCCAAAAACTAAATATAAAGCAGTTGCAGAAATAGTTAGTGAAGATAGATGTATAAAAAAGATAAACGCAGAAATAGAAAAATGTATGTGCGTTTGTAAAATGTGTCACGGAATGTTGGAGATGTAAAATGACAATAGACAAAGTAAATAAGCCTAAGCACTATCGCAAAGGTAATGTTGAATGTATTGATGCGATTAAATCAGCACTAGGTAATGGATACAAGTATTACCTACAAGGCAGTATCTTTAAATATCTATGGAGATACGAGCATAAGAATAGTAACAATCCATTGGAAGACTTAGAAAAAGCACAATGGTTTTTAAAAGAACTTATCAAAATAAATAAAAAGAAATAATGATAGTAGTAGGGTATTTGTCTCCGCCATATCTGGCTGCGGTAATAAATACCCTCTCAATCCCTAACTTTTAGATACTTGTTGCAGGAAGCCCGCCGAGCCGCTAAAACACAACCCCACTTAAATCGCTAACTTTTAGATACTTGGTCTGCAAACTTATTTATCAGCTCGCTGCAGAAAAATTTGGCTATGATATACTTAACTTTTAGCTATAAGTTAAAATTAACTTTTAACCCGCCTTTTTGTATCCTACAGATCTCATAAGTATTAAGCCCATTTGCTGAAGCTCATTAATCTTCTGTCTTCTAATTCTTATAATCTTTTTCTTTACCTCATCAGGTATTCTTGGGTTTCTCTCAATTTCCTTGATCTGCCGTTGCATTCTATTCCTTGCATTATCAATAGCTTTCATTCTACCAACAATGCTTAATTGTTTCTTGTTAGACTCGTAGATAGACCTAACCGCACCTATATCCCCTGATCTCTTTGCTAAATCAAGTTGTGCCACTAACGTAAATAAGTCTTGTCTATTTTCTAAATAGTTACCAGTATCTGCTCTTGGGGAAGGCGTGGTTATAACCTTTCTGACCAACGGAATACTATTAACCAAACTACCCTCAAAATCTCCCTCAAGTGCATTGTATATATCTACAGGTGCTTCAAGTGTTCTCATCGCAAACCTACCGACACCACCAGTAAAAGTTCCAATCCAATACTCTATTACATCAGGCGACATATCTATCAGTCCACCTTTTATATCATCTCCACCAGTAAGTGCATTTACTTCTCTTGCAATAAATTTAGTTATTTCACTAGTATTAGACCAATATTGAGAACTATTAGACTTACTTACAGATGCGTAGGTAGGCGATTCTTTGTAAATAGGATCTCCTTTATAGTCCTCGTTCATGTAGACGGCAGCAAAAGGGTCCGCCACTGTAGGAAGTGCAAAGTTTAAGAAATTATCAAAAGCACCTATAGGACTAATAGCTTCTACTGTTGTTCCAACAATAGTGCTTGTTGCTTCACCCGGGGTGTATTCGCCACGTGCAAGCCTGCTTATACTTCTACCAAAGTTTACAGCCATATTTAAACCATAAGCTAAGGGTATTGTTACATGCTTTTCTCCTGTAAGCCCAAAAGTTGGTACAATTATATTATGTTCTAATATATGCTGCGGTAATTCGTCATAATCATTAATGCCATCCTCGTCTTCATCTCCTGCAAACAGACCATTCATCATGTCCTGCATAATTCCAAAGACTATTAATCCCGCCCACATTTTTCTAACTTTAGGTGATTTGACAGCCGCGTTTACTAGCGCCATTGATCCCTGAAGTGATGCATTGTAAAACAAGTATAGTGAATTAAATACAGCTTTGTTCTCACCACCTTTGGCAAAGTTCACAGTTACGTTCCTAGCTGCTTGAGCAGCCTGTATTTTAGATACG